CGTATTCCGCCTGTTTGGTATAGCTGAAGGCGTGAATGTAGCAAACCGGGGTGATCTGGCCGGGAACCTGAGTAGGCCCGGAGCCAATGCCCATGTCAACGCCGTTCATGTTGCCGACACGGGGCTTGCCGCCAAGAGACGGCATGGTGGGAATCCTCGAAGGCCGGTCACTAACCGCCTTGATTTTGGATTTCTGGATTTCCTTCAACAGAACGGATTGCGAGAGAACGTAATTCTCAAGTTCCGGCCTGACGTATTCCTGCTCAGAAGCAAGTGCTTGTGCCGCATCTGCGATAGCCATGAAAATAACCTCTGTTTGAGATCATCCCCACGCTCTCTTCGCTTCCCGTATGGGAGAGCCAGCACGAGTGCCGCTGTAGCTTTCGCGTGTCCCGATGTACTACGCCCAATCTTCCAATATCGGTTTATGGCTTCCCGCTGCCTTCTTCGGACTGGGGTACTTCATCTACCAAAAAGCATATCACACGTACTACTTCCTCTTCCACTTCACCGGCTTTGCACGTCCTACGATGTAGGCGGTGTTATCGGCTTGGATGCCCCCGCGGCGGAAGTCCACTTTCAGGCCAAGGCGGGTAGGAGAATCTGAAATCCACTCATACTTGTTATTATCCGTCTGCTGCTGGGCCTGTACGCCGGGTTTCTGCGCTTGCTGGCCTGTCGCCGAAGCCTTCTTGCCCTGCCCAGACTTGCGCTTCGCCAGAACGTCGTCTACGGCCCTACGAACGGCACCGGGAATGATCTTCTTATGCTCGGATTCTACCGTCATGCTGTACGAAGTCTTGTTTTTGGCCTTGAGTAAGCTCTTAATCTTTCCCTGATAGGCTGTGTTTGCGGTCACACGCGCATTTATCTCGGTTCGCACAGCGTTGCGGATAGAGTTCACCTCTACCGGCGTGAATTTCACGCTCGGGGCAATCTTTTTAACCTCGTTCACGGTAAAAGACTCCGAACGGGGGCGGATCTCGCGCAACCACTCGTCATGCAGGACGTTCATCTCTCGCTGCTCAAGATTATTGCCCTCTGTTCCGGTTTTCGCGCCCGGTTGCTGGCCCTGAATGGCTTTTGGCGCTATCGGATTCTTGGCGGTCGTATTGATCTGCTCCACAACGCCCTTGATTGCCTTAAACGCCTCAATTACCGTTTGCAAGTTGGGCTCTTCGGAAGTTTGCGGCAAAACACGCTCCAAAAGAGCCAGTTGTAGTGGGATACCCGCGTTACCCAGGTAGCCGGACACGGATTTACAGATGTACGCCGAGAATCCCTCTGGGTTAACGTCTGCAAAGCGGTCCATCGCCGCAGGAATCAGCTTTTGGAAGCTCTCTGGATTGGCTTCGACCATCTGATTGATAAGTTTGGGGTCGCCGGATTGGAAAGCGCGGTCATAATCGCGCCAAAAGCCACGCTCGGCCAGCGTGTTTGAGATAACTTGCTCAATCGGAGTAGAGCCAGCCACGTACTCAGCGTCTTCGGGGTTATCGTCAAGCTGCTCAATCAGCTTTAGCCGCTCAACGGTTTTTGCAACGCCGTCAGGAAGCAGTTTTCTGGATTCCTCCCAGTGATGCAGCGCCTTTTTGACCTCGCGGTGCAAATCTGGAGAATCTTTCAGCTTGTCCTTGAGTTGCTTCCAGGTACTCGCAGCCGACGCTGGTTCACCATCAATCGACTCCGCCTGTTCCGCGCCTTCGACTTCCGATTCGACTCCCTGCTCAACTTCTTCCGCGCCCTCGGATTCGAGTTCCGAGCCTACATCAAGTACCGCTTCATCTGCCATTTGCTCTCTCCTTTTAGACTGTTGTCGTTCCCCGCGTTCCCGGTGCTGCCGCGTTCTTTTGAACTGAACTCTGCGCCTCTGGCGCCGCTTCCTTGATTCCCGCCTGTGCATTCATTTGAACACGGTCAGCGGGACTTTCGTCCTTGAAGTTTATCGACTCGCTCGGCGGCTTCATCTGCTGTTGAGCCTGGGCCGCTGCCTGGGCCTGAGCCGCCATCATCTGATCGTGGACCGCTTTGTGCATCCTCACATTTTGGATACCGAGTGCGGCCCGTTTCAAGGCTTCTTCGGGCGCTTCCCCATCTTCCGGCTGAGCTACATTCATCCTCAACCAGCAATCCTCGCTCGATAGGTATTCTTGGCACTTTGCTGACTCCCACTTGTGATAATCGTCTTGCTCTGGCATTATTGACGGCTGCGGCTGTGGAGGAGCATACGGCGGGGCTGGTAAACCTTGCTGCTCAGCCTGTAATGCTTGCTCCGCGTGTTGAACCGAATATTGAGCAATTTCCTCTGGTGCCGGAATGTTTGGCGGTTCCTGCAAAAGCAGTTCAAGTTCTCTCGCCTGTTTCTTGTATGCGATTGCCGGGATGAACACCAAGTCTTGATTGCCATTGAGTTCGATGAACTCCTCCCAGTTGTCCGGTGACTCAAAAAGAGCTTGCCCAACCGGAGAAGCGGAGGCCATCTTCACAAGGTCGGTAAGATTCGCCCGCTTCGCCGCAGTGGTCTCCGGGAAAGATGAATCGGAAACATGGGCATGGAACTTGCCCTTTTTTAGTCGTTCCATCTTTACGGTGATCTTCGCCCCATCCTTACCAACGACTGCTATCTCTGTTCCATGGTCAGGATTCTTAGATGCCAGCCGCGCCGCCTTCTCTGCAATCCCCGCAAAGAGTATCTGCTCGTAAGCCCATGAAGGGCCAAGCATACCCATTGCCTGAGAGCGGTCCATCGCCTGCTGACTTGCCGTTGTCTCCTTATTGCTGGTTCCTTGGAGTACCGGCATAGCCCCAGTAATGTCTTGTGAAACTGCGCCGCGCAACTCCTCAATCGCTTGGTCGAAACCTTCTGGGGGGGCCGTTGGGTCTTCACGATGAACAATACTTTTAGCTATTTCTTGTTCTGGCGGTCCTTCTTTCAGAAGCACATAATCATTTGGACGGCTCCGCTGATTTGAGATAGCCTGATAATCTTCGTCGCTGCCCCGGAAATACGTTACACTCCAGCCGGTTTCGTAATTCTCCCTCTTGGCATTCATGTAGTCGTTATAGGCGTCTTGGACAACCTTCATCGGCTCCATCAGCGCCCCGCCGGTCATGCCATCGCGCTCCATCGGGAACACAATATCAATCGCATCGTCAGGGCACTCGTTCCAGCTTTCTGAGTATGACTTGCCTACATATTTAACGTGGCACCCATCGGGGAACAGTTGCAGGAACTTGTCGCGGTAAGTGAACTCTTTGTCATCATCTCGCACGTCTTTTTCATCAGCGCCAGGGTAAGCAGGGTCGAACATCTTGTCTTGGAATACTTCAGGGCGAAGGAAACCATTCAACTCGGTCGTTAGGTAATTCAGCGCCAGACCGGTAAGGAAAAATCCCTTTTTCGCTTGCTTGACTCCAATTCGCGCAAAACGATTCCAGTCCGATTCGCCAATGGACGGCTCCCCAGCGGTAATCTTCGAGCGAATCCAATCGTTCTGAGCTCTGAGGGTAAGAACGTTCTTGTCGTCAAACAGGAAGCAGTACGGCGCGTCAGCCCAGCACTTGCAGACGATAGGAACCTTGGACTCCATCGTTCCGTAAATGTCCGCCGTCTCCATTGAGCGCGGCTCATCCTCATCATTCAAGCCAAAACGCGCTTTGGATTTCAGCGTGTGCGTCCATGCGATTGTCCGGCCCGACATTCCCATCATGTAAGAGACGCGCTTCTGGATTCTCTTTACCGCTCCACCTTTTTCCGACTGGTCGAATATCTCCCAGAACCCTTCTGCCGTTTCAGACGCCTCGATGGACTCGGAATCCTGCTTATCCGCCGCGAACCCGATGCCGGGAGGATTCTGCGTCAGCACCGCATCGAGCGAACGCCAGCGAGAACGGAAGATGTTATACGCGCCCATGAACATTGGGCATTGAACATTCTGGCCATTCCCAATATCGACATATCCGCCAGCCGTACCAACTTGGTAAACACCTGTTGACCAGTTGGGGTAAACGTGCTGGATTCCGTCGTAGTAGAAGCGCATGATGCGGTCGAGCAGCACTTCGATGCGCCGGTCGTACATTTCCTGATCTTGGAGTTTCTTTACAATGCCTTCTAGCTTGTCAGTCAAGTCTTGAGGCATA